GTGTTTGGAGGGTGGAGGGCACGGCTCGCCAACCTCACCGAACTGAAGGGATTTAAGGTAGTCAAACAGGATCTCGGCATCAAAAACTTCCGTCGATACGCTATTGCGCGTGCTCATACTCCCGAACAGGCGGCGTCCATTCTCGGGCACGCTGATCCACGCACGACAGAAACCTGGTATTGGGGGCGGGGCCAGGTCGAGGCGGGCTGGCGGAATTTAAGTCAGACGGATTATGACCCGGCGCGTATCCGTGATGTGGATGGTCGAATTATTGAGGACCTCCCCGGTGGTGGCACCAAGGAACACGGTGATGGGGTCGTTCCACTGGGGGCGATTAACGCGACATTGCGTGAGGCCAGTGACTCGTTCCTGGAAGCGTTGGCTCTGGGACGCAGCCCAGGGCGCTATGAGGCACAGCTTCAGCAACAAATCAGTGAAGAACTCACTCGCTATGAACCTCGTGTCCGACGCCTGATGCATGATGTCGGGTTGCTGGATGACCCCGCAGACCTTGCACGGCTTAAACAGGAAGGGCACGCACCCTTTGTGCAACTTGAGGTTCCACCAGTCTCGGGTCTAGCGCAAGTATCACACGGCATAGGGCGGCGTGGTGCTCCCGGCTCAAAGATGGATGAGATGCAGGCCCGCCTGGGTTTCCAGGGGGAGGAGCAGCTTACCAGCCGGGCAGAGAAGGGGGGAATCAGCGTCGAGCGTGCTCCCCAGTCTGCCATGGGTCAACGTCTGGAGAAGGCAGCAGCTACGCCTGCAACAGCACTCGGCATCAAGCGTTTTGCGGGCGAACCTTATGAACGCCGACTGCGCCAGACTGCGCGTGACCGTGCAGTTCAGCATGGGGACCTCCACCCGTGGGAGGCACGGAATGTGGATGAAATCACACCAGAAACAGACCCGGCTGCGTGGGACACGATCGAAGCAGAGCTGGAACTACTCCGCAAAGAGGGATTCACTGAAGAATTTGGACGCGCACGGGTGCTGGACGATGGACAGCGTATCACCCTGGGAAGTCATGAAGGATTTGTGGTGCCTTATGGGTATGACGCAGCTCCTACCGTGAAGTACCGTCAGGTGAAACGGCGACGGGGCAAGAAAACGTCCCCACCTGAAGCTGTGGGGTGGGCAGACCCCACTGAAGCGGAGGGCTATTTCAGGTTTTTCTCAGACGCCATTGCCGATGCGGACCCTGAGCTGTTACGTCCGGCTGTGAACCGGATAAACGCCGTCTTTCAGGAAGCCCTGGACATGGGGTTCATCAAGGACCCCACGATCCTGGAACGGTTTTGGAGTCCTGAAGCCGCACATCTCAGGGACCCTATCCTCTACCGGTATCTGGTTGGGGAAGAAGGACGCGCCCTAGGGAACGCCTTTGAGCGCCAGTTCAAACCGCTGATGGATTTCCTCGACGCTGAAGCTCCGAAGGGAGCGGCCTTTGGACCGAATATACGGAAAGAAATAGCTCAGTCTATCCGAGGACAGACGAATGATCCCTATCGTCCCGGTGGACTGGGTGAACGTCCCACCATGTATGCCACAAAAGAAGGGGGCGAAATCCACGCACATCGAGTCAGCCAGGGATTCAGTGCCCTGTCAGCAGAACTGCGGCAGGAAGCGATCCGGGAAGCCGAAGACCTGGTGCGTGTCCTCGCGACCCGTGCCCCCACCAAAGAAGTGCAGGCTATCGGTGGGGTGAAGGCCAAGTTAGTGGCCGATGAACAAATCCGTGACGCGGACCTGGGGAGTCCTGCCCTCTTCGATGCGGTGAGTAAGATGGCTGAAGACCGTTTCATCTCGGACAAAGGAAAGACCCGAGACAATCTATCAGCCGTCATCAATTTTTTCTCTGTGCTCGTGCCGATGGTGACACTCCCAGCTATCGCTGCCCACACTCTCGGTGTAGGAGAAACCTAATGGCCTTCTCATCCCTGTTTCGTGGACTAGGTGGGATGAACCCCACCCAGGTCAACCAACTCATGAAGCCCCTCCGTACGGCAGGTGCGGTCGGCGGGGGCATTGGGGGATACGCAGCAGACCCCGAGGCGGACCCTGGTGAACGGCTGCTCCACGCGGGGGCCGGTGTGGCCTTGGGCGGCGGGGCATTGCCTGGCATCGCCCGGACGATCGCACTCGCCAAGAACGCACCCGATGCCGTCGTCAATGGGTTGTATTACTCTTACCTCTCGTCACCAGACACCATTGCCCGTGCCAATCTGGGGGCGGTGGGCGCGACGATGCTGCACGGGATTGAACAGTTTCTCGGTGGTAATGTGAAGCAGGCCACCGACACCTTTGGGGCACTCCCTGGCGCATTTGATGTGTGGGTGCGGTCCCTCAGAGGATCACCCCAGGAAGTTAAGGCCCTGCGACATGAAATTCTGGGACCCGCTGCCCAGGGCCGCTACGATGTGCCCGATGAAGTCTTCCGTGACCAGGGCTTGACCAAGTGGTTCACGGCAGGGGATAACGCCGGGGTGTATGCCATGAAGAAGGGGGGTCTGTCGGCTGATGAGGCTATGCGAATGACCCTGACCGGCACACCCGAGACAGAGATTGGACAGAGCCTGGTCAACATGCAAGCCTCGTGGCTGAAGAGTGATTCGTTAGCCAAACGTGTGGCTGCCGCCACCCTCATGCCCTTTGCGCGTGTCGGGGTGTTGGGGATGGAGCAGGGACTCAAACGGATGCCTATCATTGGGGGAGCCAAGGCATTGGGAGGGCCGGGGATCAAATCCCTCTTTACCTCGATGGACCCGGCTGCACACCTGGCTCGGGGACGACAGATTACCGGGGGCGCGGCGTTGGCCTCGGGGGGTGCCGGTGAAGAGATGCTGGACCCGCGTGCCGCCCTGACACTTGGGACGGGAACGGGTCCGGGCTATCTCCCCTACACTATCGGACGTGAGTTCAAGCGCCAGCTCCAACGTCAACCTCCCACCCTCGCTGGACGACTGGCCTCAGCTGGTGGGGCTGTCGGTGAGGGGGTCATGGAGTTCTCGCCGCTCGGCTTCCAGCCCCTGGGTATTGTGCGTCGTCCCCTGGAAGAGATTCCCCGACGCGCTATCCCGTCTGCTATTGGGGACGTGGCCGAGGCTGTCGACCCGGCCTATGGACGGACGATGGGACGCGCCGAGCTGGGGAGCATGGCCCAACGTGGTGAAGTGCCTGAGTGGATGGCCCTGCCTGGTGTCGCCCAGACCATGGGACGGCTGCCGGGCCTCCGCACCAAGCTCCCCGAAGAGTTTGCCCCTGTGGATATGTTCGGGCGTCCACGCTTGCCGAGTCCGGAAGCCTTACCTGGGGCTGAAGACGTCCCGTTGCTGCGTGGCCTCTCTCGTGCCCTCACTCCGTCACGGACCTCGGCCTTACCGCCAGCACAAGACCTCCTCGATCCACAACAGCGCCAACTCTATGAGTTAGGTATCCGTCCGGGCGCACCGAGTCATCGGGTAGCGATGCCAGGATTGGGAGCAGACATTCCGATGACCGCTGACACCGCCGCGCAGGTGCAACGCTTACGTGGAGCCTCCCGTGAGCGGACGGCTCAAATCCTGTCGCAGCTCGCTCCGTGGCTGATGACGCTCCCGCCACAGCAACGCGCAGCCATGACGTCATACCTCAATAATTATATTAACCAGGTGCAGGGCCGGGCCACCCAGGCGGGGTCACTCGCACTCGCCCTGAGTGGTGGAGGAATGCAGCGTCCATGATATACTCCAGAAGCTCATGATTGACTCCTCGTGGAGGGGCCAGGAAGTTATCCCTCGCCTGACCCCTCCTCCTCCACATGATGTTTCCATACCAGAAACGCCCACGCCGCAATCTTAATTAGGTCCTCTGGATTCCGCCGCCGTTGGTAGCGCAGGACCTTGTAGATAATCTCCCCGAGTCCATGGGCATGGGTGCCCATGGATACTTCTTCCTGCACGAAGTGGTAGACGGTGTTGTGTCCGTCTACCCCCGTGCTGTTATACCCCTTCGATGCTGCGGTCCCCCCACAGAACTCGTGCATTTGGCTGATAAATTCATCAAAGGTCATACCAACTCCATTTCCCAAAGTGATTTGTGACAAAGGGGGGACTACAGGTTGACCCTAACTACGCGGGACTTCTTTCCACTCCGCGAGCAGTTCTTCCATCAGGCTCAATTCCGCGATCAGGCGTTCGTGATTCGCATTGGCCCCCGCCACCTGTGCGCGTTTCCGGGTAATCCGGGCTTCCAGGTCTTCCAACAACCCCACCACGGTGCGTCGTTGTCGTGCATCTGTATCCACCATTGTTTCCTCCTCTACTAGTCCGGTGCCGTGACACGCAGGACATTGTGCAGGCGGCACCACCCCAGACCCATTACATACGTCGCATTCAATCTGCATTACATTGCACTCCAGCTTGTGCCCACTTTGGCTTCCACGCCCACGGCCAAGTGTGTCCCCATCTTCCACTCTGCGGGAAGGGGGAGCCACGGCACGGGGCGAGCCATAATAGCACTGACCCGGTCGACAATAGCGTCGGCCTGTCCTGCCGCACACTCACCGACCAACGAGTCATGGATGAACAACCGCAGTGATTCCTTGGCAACGGCATCTTCCTGCGCGATGGCCCGGATGGCTCGCCGCCCAATCGCCGCCGCGCTATGTTGGGGGTTGAACGCAATCAGGGACTTGGCAGCCGTGCCATGCGTCCACGTCCAGCTCCCATCTGCAATACGCTGCCAGCGTAAGACCTGAAAATACCGATGCACCATGCCGGATGGATTCCGCACCCACCCGGCTCCGGCCTGAATCCCCAACCCAGGGTCTGCCTCGGCATCTGTGCCATCCACACGCAAACACAACCCCCGCTGCCACGTCCCGATTTCGGGGAAGAGTTCGTCGTAGAAGCGGAAGAAGGCTTTGATGTCCTTGATGGGCACCACGCGCCCGAGTTCTTTCAGTAACACTTCCTGCGCCTTGAACGGTCCCATGAGGTAGTGATGGCCATGCACCAGCCGCTTCCGCACAAAACGCTCTTTGGGGAAGCGTTTTTTGAACGACGTGAGGCAGGCTTGCAGGGTCGCGTCATCCCAGTCGAGCTGGGGGAGATCACTGGCCGGAATTTTCTTGTCCAAGGTATGCAGTGCGTAGGCATTCACATAGTCATGCACCCCCATCCGGGCCAGTCGAATCAACTGGGGACTGCGTGCAAAATACCCCACGAGTAACGCTTCAATCCCGGCATAGTCAATCTCCCACAACACCGATCCGGCTGGCGCGATAAACATCTCCTTGACCAGTCCCTGTAACCCTCCCCCGTGGGGGATTTGCTGGAGGTTGGGGTTGATCATGGAGGTGCGGAGGGTGTCGGGGTTGTTGGTGATGGTCGGGTGGCACCGTCCATCGGCATGGACCGGTAAGCCGCCCACGACCTCCCCGTCGACCATCTTGCCGATATACGTCCCCGCCAGTTTCTGCACCTCACGGATATCAAGGATGAGGGGATAGAACGGGTCCGTCGGATACTTGAGCATCGTGCTGCGGATGGCGGTTTCGTCGGTCGTGCGTTTGCCTTGCCGCTTGACGGGTTTATGGGCGTGGAAATCTTGATAGGCTTGAATCCCCTGCCAGCTCACGACAAATGGGAGCGAGACGTGCCATTCCTGTGTGGGGACTTGGATATCCTCCAACGGCACCTGACACGGATGCTTGGCATTGAGCTTGCCCTGCTTCTCGCACTGGGGACAGCGTTTGATGGTGGTCAGCACATCCACAGCCTGCCCATCCGGGAACTTTACTCTGGCTTTGGCAGCCTGTTTATATATCTTGACGGGTTTAATCAGCGACGGCACCAAGCCTTGCACTTGGGCGGTTAAGTCGGTGAGTTTGGTGTGCAGCGTCTGGGCATGGGTGCGGCGCACATCGGCATCCACCCGCATTCCGGCCTTGTGCATGTGTTGATAGACCGGCTCCACATCCACAATCTGTTCCTGATACACCTGCCACATCCCGACACTCTTGAGCAGCGCCCAGACCTCTTCAGTAATACGCAACGCCACATCACTATCGGCTGCGTTATAAAACGCTGGGGACTGGCGGTTGAGGTGTTTCCACCGGGGCTGGTCGGGCAGGAGCATACTCGCCACAAATCCCAGACTCTTGGGCAGGTCCGAGTGCAGCACATGCCACGCAATCATCCCGTCATATACCTGTCCCTTGACCTCAAACCCCTTGGCTTCCAGTCGTGGCACATCAAAACTCATGTTCCAGGCAATCTTGGGATTGGCTGACCCCAAGGCGTGCCGGATGACATGGTGATAGGGCTTGGTGGCCGGGATACTCAGGGCCGCATGAGCATTCAACGCAAAACTAATCCGTGTAATGGGAGCACTACTCCGCAAGTCCAACTCATCCTCGTCGCGGCGTTTGTCTGCGGTTTCGATATCAAAACTCACCGGACGGCCTGTGGGCAGGAAGCGGTCCAGCCATGCCAGCGCCACCTCGGGTGTGGGATCGAGGACGTATTGGGTCTGGGCCGGATGCCATCCCGACTGCGCCAGTGCCACACCACGTTGCAGGTCGTGAATCAACACGGATTCGTAGTTGGCGTTGCCACGCAGGATGTAACTGGGATGGACGGAGGGGAGGAGCGTGGTCTGCCGCCAAGGCTGGGGGAACCCTCGCATGGCGAGCACGTCTCCATCCCCCCACGTAAATTGATGCAGCGCGGTATTACCCAACGGCATAATAACCCGAGGGCGTAATCGCTGAATAGTGGGGAGGAGGTGCTGGTCCCAGCATTGCTGCAAGGCGTCTGGCGTATAAGCACCCCTAATAGCATTCTCGGGAGGACGGCACCAGATAGCGTTGGCCACCCAGAAGTCATCCCGCCGGAGGCCAGCGCGGGTCAGGCAATCAGACAACACCTTTCCGGCTGGCCCCACAAACGGACGTCCCATGTCGGCTTCACGTTCACCCAGTGCTTCGCCCACCAGCAACACCCCCGTGCTGCCAGTGCCGTCGGGCACCATGAAGCCAGTGGCGAGGGTGTCTAACGGACACCCCCGACAGGTTGTAGGACGCTGTAACATTATTTTCGCGGTGTCACGTAATACCGGATACGGGCACGCGCTGGCACCTTCCGGCCACTGGTGGGTTCGATGCCATAGGGCAACTTCACACCGGGATTCTCGGGATCATCCGGGAAGTCCTGATAGGTGTTGACGAGCTGCTCCTTGGTTTCACTGTCGTAGCAATCCCAATCCAGCATCGCTTCAAAATGCGCCCCAGCCGTCTGTTCAATGGCCGTCACCCAGTCTTGGACGCTCTTGGACCGCACTGGTTCCACACCACAGGCACGCAGATAGTCCGTCAAACGTGAACTCCCCGCCAGTCTCCCCATTGTGCGCGGCTTGGAGCTACAACGTTCAAACCGAATCCGCCCATCCGTGCCCTCGGGGGCGTCGATAATCTCCAGCGGGTCCACGACCACACGCAGCATCCCCTCGTGGTCTTCATAGGTGAACTTGTCTGGAGCCTTGAACAGATACCGCTGCGACGGCGGCGGGGGGAGCGCGGGACGGTCATACGCATCCCATTGCTCTGGGTCTGGGGCTTGGAGGGTGGTTGGATCAATGCTCATAACTACTCCTTCTCCTTCTGTGCGAGTTGCCGAACGAGTTCTGCGTCTGCTGCATCCTCCCGTTTCTGAATCACCGTCAACGCCTTGACGAGATTCGCCGGTTCGATTGAGGGGGGTACCACCACCGACGCCCCAGCCTTGGGGAGGCGGGGATTGGACAGGACCACGGTGCGCGGTCCCAGTTGCTGGTCAGTGTGCGGTGCCAAGTGGAGGTGATACTTGCCATTACTCATGGCACAGCGAAAGGTGTAGTCCACCCAGCGTGGGAGCTGGGATGTCAACGCTTCGCCAATCACCAGTGGTCCGAGGATGGGCGTGTTCTGGGCACTCTCCCCCCGACGCACACCTGCCGTGTAGATGTGGGGCAGCCGCGGTTTCTCAGCCAGCACCCCTTCACGAATCTGCAACTGCACCACGCCGTAATGGGCGCGGTTCGACGTGCCGAGCTTGAGAATATCGGTGCCTTCCTTGATGGTGACATTCCAGGCCCCACCCCCACCTACATCCTGTCCCTGTGCCGACATCTGGGCCAGTTCAGACATCAGGATTTCAGCGTAGGCTGTCAGTCCCTCGTGGACAATCAGTCCAATCTTGTCTGACGCCACACTGGTATACGTGGCCTTGGTATCATCCGTGCGAATCTGCCCCTGCAACGCATGGTTAACCCACAACCACGCATTGCCCTTGGGCGTGTAGACATCCACCACGCCATGCTTCTGGAGCGCCCGATAGGGCTTGGCCGAGCCTTTATCCGCGAGAAAGACGGCAGTTTTCTTGCCGGTGGTGACCTTGAGGTGGGTAGCCAGTTCAGCAATCAGGGTTGACTTGCCGTGGCCGGTGTCTCCATATAGGAGGACGCTCAAATCCGAAGGTAATACTAATGGTTGTATGCTCACAAATCCTCTCCAGGAATCAGCCGAGTATAGACGCCCCGACCATATAAAGCAAGCTCCCAATAAAATAGGCCGCAGAAAACAGGTAGACCGCGAACGCGAACCACCCCGCCGGTTCATGATTATCCACGCTGCACCTCCTGAATCTGCCGTTCGGCTTCGTGGTGGGGAATCCGCTGCACATACAGGCCCGAGGCCAGTGGGTCATTCCCGGTGCCCCGTTCCCAGCAACACTCCAGATAGGGACAGGTGCCATACTGCGGCTCACACGCCGAGAAGTTCTGCGGAAAGGGCGTCAGGTCCGTCGCTGACGCAATCTCCCGTTCGCGCAGGGACCGCTGGGCCAGAAAATCTGTCATCATCTTGCGGTTGAGGAAGATGGGTTGGGTCAGGGGAAAGCAGTCCTGCACCACTTGCGGATCGGTGTGGAGCAGATGGGTAATCCAGGCAGCAATCCCTGTCTCCCCCGATGTGGTGTTGGTATATTCCACGGTGCAAAAACGCTCAAAGCCATTTTTCCGTTTCGGGTGATATTGCGTGGGATACAGACCCGGTGACCCCAGCTTCCGATAGGCATACACCAAGGGGTGATACAACTGCCCCGCTCGGGTGGACCCCTTCTTCAGTCCCTGCACCCACGCCCCGGCCACCGCCTCCCCCACGGCCTTTTCAATCGCCAGCACCGTGAGCTGTTGCTGTAAGGCGTGCATCCACTTCCGGTTCTGCCACCCTCCTCCGAACGTCTTGAAGTCGGGATACCACAGGTCGCGTGTCTTCCGGTTCCGCAGCAACACATCGGGGCGCACCATATATAACACCCCGCCATGCACCATCTCCAGTTCCTGCTCAATCCCCACCCGCTCATACTCCGACACCCATTTGGGCCAGACCGACAGCGCAAACCCCACCAGCAACGCCTCGGCCAGCAACTGCTCGTTCAGCGTCGACGCGTGCCACTCTTCCATCTGCTGCATATGGGCCAGTGCCGCTGCGCGGTCATCCGTGCGCGTCAACACCTCCAGCCCCTCATGCACCAGAATCCCAAACCGCAGGGCCGGAGCCTGTATGCTGGGCACCACCCCGGTGCCCTGATACTCCGTCAACCAATACCTCCGGCGCGGACAGGTCCAGTCGGCCTCAATCCGCGTCCGGTCCACCACAATTAAATTTCCCATCCTTGTCTCCCTCTTGTCTCATGGTAAGATATCCCTCATGCATTTCAGCCAGTTCCTCCCCACAAAGGAAGTGAGCGTCTTGGCCGGGGCCTCCGGGTCCGGCAAATCCACGCTCCTGTTGCAGTTACTCCACGCATGGTCGGCGGGGCAGTCGTTCCTCGATGTCCCCCCTCCCCCCGATGGGGTGTCCTATCTGGCTGGTGACCGCTCGATTAACTCGCTGTATCACCGGGCGGCTGATGTGGGAATCGACATGGCGACCATATCACACGCCTCGCTCATCGACAACCAAGACGTCGATATCAAGATGTTTCAATACGACGCGCTGAGTTTGCTGTTTCGCCTGTTGGATAAACTCGGAGGACCGCTGTTCATCATTGACCCGTTGATTATTTTCTTGGGGGTGGACCTCAATCGTTACCATCTGGTAGCGCCCCAACTCATCCGCCTCAATCGTCATTGCCAAGACCGTGGCTATACGATTCTTGGCACCCACCACACCACCAAAGCCCGCTCGGACTTTCAATTCCTCCGCCCCCAAGACCGTATTTCTGG